TATAAAGGATTGTTTTCCTAATTTTGATACATCAACATATAGAGGTTTTATGCTACCTCTACGTACCTCATAGAGGTGATCATTCCAACGACCCGATATACCATACTTATAGAAGATTCCATTCTTAATCTTAAATTCCTTTGCTTGACCAATATAAGATTTGCCGGAGGAGGCATTTGTAATTTTATAGATGAAACCGTATTCCATACGATTCTAATATAGTAGAGACTTTAAACTCGGAGTTTATCTGCGTTATATGGGCTCACCGCCGACACATTCAACCGAAACGTATTATAAGGTAACACCCGTGCTCTGTGCCCCATCATAGACATGCGATGAAGAGTCGGTTGTCGATTGAAGAGAACAATATCACCATCAATAATATGACGATTCACTGTGTCACCATTATAGAGTACAAGTTCCTTCGTATTCACATGCTTGAGTGAAATCATACGCCCATCTGCGCGCACAATCGTCTTCGCGCCAGGATACACATCTGCGCCATTCTGAATAAACTTGTAAAGACGATCGCGATTGTATTGTGTTACTTTCTCAGGGAAAGTCAAGTTCATTGCAATCTTCATTGGTACACCGAGTTCACCAATACTTAGATTCGGATCAGGAGTAATAACAGAGCGCGCAGAGAATTCTACACGCTTACCCTGAATATTATAGCGAATGCGACCTTCTTTAGAACCAAGACGCTGCTGAATAGACTTGAGGGTGCGACCAGAACGCTGCGCGGATGGTGCGACACCAGGGATCTGGTTATTGATGAGTGTTGCGATATGATACTGAAGAACATTTGTCCACTCATCAATAATATTCTTGGATGCGTTAGCATCAATCTTCTGTTGGAGCGTCTTATTGGTCTTAATAATATCCACAAGTTTATGTGTCAAATCATCTTCAGACCGCTGATTATTATCCTGAACAACACTGGGGCGCATCTGTGGTGGTGGAATTGCCAGAGTAGAACAGATCATCCAGTCAGGGCGACACCAATGACGAGATAGTCCCATAAAATCTACATCTTCGTCTAGGATCTGGCGGAAGATACGGAGGACATACTCTACCTCCAGAGGCTGGCGAACTTTCTGAGCGCTAATTCCTTCAGGGCGCGCACCCGCGCCTTCTACATCATCCCACTCCGCAATAATACGCGCGATACCCTCTTTCACATAGCGATCAGGCTGGCGAGCACCACAACCATCCTCAATCTGTTGACCACATCGCTTAACACTTGTACACGCATTTAGCACTTCACGCCAGCGACCCTCCCCACGTCGCTTTGCAACTCGCTTATAAAGTTCTTTATCAATCAGAAGTTTTGAACAGCGGACACATACACACCGAAGTACATTCAGAACCCATGGGAAGAACTGAATATAATATACTGGTCGTGCGAGGCGATAATGACCAAAATGACCCGGGCAGTGATGATTTGTCTGACCGCATGAACGACATTGTTTACCATTATCTAAAATGCCCATACGAGGGTCAAATAGCCCACCCATTTTGGGTTCATTTCCGTCATATGTAGAATGCGTACTAATTTCTACAACAGAACGCCTCTCAATCTCCTCTGGTGAGAAGATACCAAACTGAATACCTACAATGGGCTCCAGCTCAGACGAAGGAGTATATAAACCTGCCGGCATTCTATTATTCTCTAAGAACTATGTGTTTAATAGTTTTTAGAAAAGAATCAATTTTTATATTAAGATGTCTTTAGGCCTCCTTCTCCTAAGCTATACGCGCCAATTGAATATTAGTATAGTCGCATTTTGGCTGTTCCAAACGATTTGATAAGAAGTGCGAAAGTCGTTTGGAGTGTACATGTATATTTATAATTCTATGACCAGCTGCTGTCTCGAGATACCATCGTTTCTTGTCATCTTGTTTCCATACAAAACCGCCAAATTCTTCTATAGTATAAAACGCACTTTCATTTAGATACTCAATTACACATATACCATTTGTATTTCTGGGATCAACTCCTCCTAAGTATTGTCCAATTGCGAGTGAATCGAAAATATACTCTCCAAGTTCATCAAACTTATTTGCTAAATATGCTGTTGAACCTTCAGCCTCAATCCCTCTGATGCTCTTTCTCTTCGGTTTTCTATTATAGATTGCTGTTGAGATCTGGGGAAGTGACTCGATTTGGTCAGGGTATACCTTGCGAAATACGGAAAGTAGACGCATATCTGTAAGGCCGGCATTACAGTTTATTGCAATAAATCCATTGAGAAGTTCAAGCGCTCCAATATTATTAATAACAATAAAACTGGGATATCCTTCACTATCATTATCAAATGAGAGTGCAAGACCCTTAATTATATCTGCTTTTGGATATAACTTCTCAATATCTTCATATATCATAACATCATATTCTATATGAATCGCTTTATTTAGTTTATAAAGACGCATAACTTCTTCCATATAGAAAAATCTTTCAATTACAAAGCGCCAATATCCATTGCGAAATTCTTTATCATAATTTATATAATTTTTTAAAAAATATAGATGGCTCTCTGTACGAGTTAGTTCAGATGTTGAGATAATTTGTACATTATACTGTTCTAAAGATTTAACATAATGGGATTTGAGTTCTTCAAAAACAACAATATATATTGGAAGAGACGACCATATACGAATCTGTTGAATACATGTTTCTAAATATGGAGGTAACTCAGTACCAAGATGTACAAGAATTATTGCCAGTTCTTGTCTATTCATTATTGTAATTATGTAGTTATTGCTTTATACGGTAGTTTCTAATACATCCTGAAATTTAATAATATCTCCATCACTATAATCACATATTGGTTCATTTAATCTATCCGAAAGAAAATGACTTAACTTCTTACTATGTATATGTAGGTTTATAATTTTATGCTCTCCAGGAATTTCAGACACTGTATACCATCTTCCTTGTAAATCTTTTTTCCATTGAACACCGAATTCATATACTTTATAAAAAGATGATTCATTTATATATTCAACCAAATACTTACCTCCTTGATTTCTAGGATCAACTCCTCCTATATATTGTCCAATTGCCCGCGCATCAAATAATATTTCTCCGAGTTCATTAAAAAATTCACAAATAAATTGGGTTGATCCATATTTTGGCTCCAATCCACTCCAGGAAATTCTATTTGGATTTTTATCATATATTTCTTTTGGAATTTGTGGAAGACTTGACATAAATTCAGGATAATTTCTACGAAATATTGCCAATAAGTGCATATCTGTAATGTTTTTATTATTATTTGCTGTAATAAACCCGTTGAAAAATTCTAATGCTTCTATATTATTAACTACCATAAAACTTGCGCACCCTTGTATATCATTATCAAATGGTAATCCAATATTAGGAATATATTTTCGCAGAAGAGGTCCAAGTATTGATATATCTTCATATAATAATACATCATATTCCATATGAACTACTGTTTCTAAACAATAGTCACGCATAACTTCCTCCAAATAGAAGAATCGTTCAGTTACATGGCGCCAATAGTTTGTATTAAATTGTAAAGAATACTCTATATTTGTTTCTATAAATTCTGAATGTGTAGTTGTACGCTCTAGAGAATCTGTTGAAATAACCCTTACAGAGTATTTACTTGATATGCTGGTAATTAAATCAGAATTAATATTAATAGGCTCCAGAACTAAATAAATATCTACATTTGTAGGATTATTCCATAGTCGGATCTGATGAATACAATCACGCAAATAATTTGGAGCATTTGGGCCTAGATGTATAAGTACGATTGATTCTTTCGACATTGGATAACTTACATAAATTCAATCTCTTCATCTTTAGACACACTACTTCTAGATAAAGTCTCAGTCAACTCTAAATATGCTCCCTCAGAAAATCCCTTCACTTTTTCATTTGGATATCCCCTACAGTTAAGTGCTAGCCAAACACCAGGTCTGTATAATATGCGTTGGGCTGAATGAGAATGTCCACAAATCCAGGCAGCGAGTGCCTGATGCTCCAGATGCTTAGTGGCCTCTGTATAGAAAAGATAGTTATTAGGATCCGCAGCATAATGAGGTGCCACTAGGACTTTTGATGGCAGATGATGTGTTAGAACAACTGCTTTGCGGCATTGTATTGCTGTAGCATCCAGGGCTTCTAGAAGAAAGTTTGAGTGGTCCTTATAAAGTTTATTCATTTTCGTAGGGCTAAACTGTTCATAGTAAGGCGATTTATCTGTTTTACAAGCGATTTGCGAGAAGTCGTTTAGAGTGGCTGAGGCATGAGCCTTCAGCTCCTCAGGAATGTTGGTCCACAATGTTGCGCCAATAATATTCACATTATCGTCTGGAAATTCATGGACGTCTTTATTGAGATAGAAGATGTTCCTGTAAGGGAGAATAATAGTTTTAATATGATCTTCAATAGCTTCCATGGTTACATGTGGTTTATTATTATAGTAGCAGTGATTTCCAGGAATATAGAAGACTTTATCCCAGTTACGAGAACAGTAGTCCATAAAACTATTGAAGATTGGTCTATCGGAATAGCCAATATCTCCACATAGAGCTAGATAACGCGCGTTCGGTTTGAGGATCAAAGGGAATGCAAGTTTATCATAAAATTCTAGATGTATATCACTTAGATATTGAATACGAAATGGTTTTAGGAGTAGTCTAGATGTCATTGTTAGCGCCCTCTATACATAGTATGTTCCAGATTTAAATTGGTATACTTGTGTTAATGTAATCTTCTCATTTGTAAAATATAGATCACTTTGAATATGATTTATAAATCGTTCACAAATAAATTCATCTAAAATATCAGTTGTTACTTGAACAGTATATAATGGTCCTCGCCTTGATAACGCGTAACAGTATTTATATATATCAAAATAATCGTATAAAATTGTTGTAGCATTCAATACTTCCTCTGGAGTACTTCCATACCAAAATGTTGTAAACTCTGTTACTAGAGCACCAACTCTCTTCTGTTTTACATATGGAAGTAGAGTTCTTAGAACATGTAAATCGTGCCCTTCAGTATCAATCTTAACAATATCAACATATTCTATATTCTCAAAAAATGGATCAATTGTAGAGCACTTTACACTAATAGTTCTATCACTGGATAGAATAGTTTCTTCACGTGAATTTGATGTAGGACCATCTACTAAAAATTCTAGAGTTCCTTCTTTATCTGAAATCGCTTGCGCATAGAAATGTGCACCCTTTCTGTCGCCAATATTCTTCTTTAGAGCTTCTAAATTATTTGGATTTGGTTCAAAGAAATAGACAGATGCGTTCGGAACTTGTAGCATAACACCTTCGCCCCAAATTCCATGAAATGCACCAATATCAAAACAGATAGCAGTATCCTTGTTATGTAGTAATTCACTTGTGACAGCGCAATTTGCTACATCACCGTCATTTATAAGCTTATCGAAATATTCAGTATTCATCTTGTGCGCGGTCTAAATACTTAGAACATATACTCTCTAAGTAATTATAATGGCCTCGTGGCACATTGAAGAGGTGACAAATGGAGTTCTCGTTAATTATTCCCTTACAGAGGGTGGATGTGATGTTATATGGGTAACTAAAAAAGCGAAGATGGAACTTCTTGATACAGTGGCATATGGAAAAATGTTGACAATTGATGGGGAACTTCAGAGCACTGAACGTGATGAGTATATTTACCACGAAATGTTGGTTC